TCCAGTTGGAAGCCTGTAGAGCTAAAAGATTACTTTGATGGCCTATTTCAAGCACCTATTGCAACCTTATTAAAGCGTTCAGATGGCCACGGCCTGATCTATGAAGGTCGAGTTCATTCCATCTATGGTGAATCTGAATCAGGTAAATCATGGATTGCGCAAATTGCAACTGCCGAGTGCCTGAAGAACGATAAAAAAGTCATTTATATTGATTTTGAGAGCGACCCAATAGATGTGGTTAACAGACTCAAGGCGCTAGGTGTATCGCGAGCTAATTTATTGCAATACTTTTCATACATTCGCCCTGAAGGTGCTAGGGATGCCGATGACCCATATTGGCAAGCCATCCTTGAGCCAAATTCTGCCACGCTTATCATCATTGACGGCGTAACCGAATCCCTGACAATGTGGGGTGGCGAGTCGAAAGATAACGATGCCATCACTCGCTGGATGCGCCTGTTTCCACGAACAGTAGCAACGGCCAGTGGCGCTGCCGTTGTGCTTATTGACCACATCACCAAAAATGCAGAAACACGGGGGCGGTTTGCCATTGGCGGCCAAGCCAAACTTGCCACCATTGACGGCGCTGCCTATCTCGTAGAGCCTCTTGAGGCACTTGCCCCTGGTCGAACTGGAACGCTCACAATGAGAGTTACCAAAGACCGCCCAGGTTTTGTTCGAAAGATCGCAGGTATGTGGCGCAAATCAGATAGAACCCAAGAGGCAGCAGTTTTCACTATTGATTCAACTAGGGCGCAAATGGAGTATGTAATTGGCGTGCCATTGCTCGAAGATGAGCTAGAGAGCAACAAAGAGTTCAAGAAGCAAAAAGAGGTTGCCGAGTTTATCCACAACCACCCTGGCGCTTCACGGCGATTGGTGGCTGAAGGAATTACTGGTTCAAAGGATGCCATTGGGGAAAGATTGGCTGACCTTGTTGCAGGCGGTTGGATAGAAAACCGTGGCAATGACAGGTCATTTATTCTATACATCACCGACTTGGGCAAGAGCCATTTCAACCTTTTGGATGCCGAGATCACCCAATTGAAGGTGAACTAAGGTGTACCGTACTGTACCTTTTGTGTACCTTTTTATTTTAGGTACACAGGCAGTTATGAGCGTGAGCGGTGTGCGTACTGTACCGCTTATGTATATAAGCGGTAATAGGTACACCCTCACACTCGGTACAGGAACGCCCAATGAGTGAGTTAGATTTCAAACCCATCAGTTGCCGCAAATGCGGCAATCTTATTTGGGCAGGGGTCAGTGCAACCAGTCGGTGCGACATAAAACTTGATACGGCCCGACTCAACCTTGTGGAAGAAGTCATGGCACTCACATCAGGGCTTGGCACCTACCAAGTCCACCGCACCGCCGTTTCATTTGAGGCAACCCGAAGAACGGCTGGGCGAATGACGGCTGCCGACCCCATTGTGCTTGCCACCCATACCTGCCGAGCCTTAACCGTATTTGCCGAAGAACCGCCTGATTATTTCAATCGGGTAAAGTTATCCACAACCAATGAGAAGGTGCCATTTTGAACTGCAACATCTGCCAGCGCCCAACAGATACAACTACCTGCCGTGGGTGTCATAAGGCAATAGTCGGATGGCTGGGCAACATCCCCAACCTTCAGATGTTAGCGGCTGACCACATTGCACCAGGCAGATCAGGTTCAGGTGCTGCTAGTGCCGAAAGGTCAATTGGTGTCAATGTCAACGCCCTTGATTACTCGATGGCCACAGAGCTACTTGCAATCCTTCATTCGTGGGAATCAGAAATCAGATCGGCAAGGACACTGACACCGCCAGCATTGCTGAAAAAGGAACCAACAACCGATATGGAAGTTCAGGCAACCTGCGACTTTCACCTTGCACACCTTGATTGGACAATGGGGCAAGAATGGGCTGGAGATTTTTACAGTGAAGTTAAAGAACTACATAGCAAGGGAATGGCTGCTGCCAAGCAATTTGTAGAGCAACCCCGCCGAATCCCATGCCCAACAGATGATTGCCATAAGTTTGTGGTTATTGATGCCGAAAACCTTATGAGTGATGTGACTTGCTTTGGTTGCAAGCAATCCTGGACAGTGTTGCGCCTTGTAGCTTTGGCAATGTCTAACCCAACCCGTAAGTTCTTTTTAGATGTTGAGGCAATTGCATTGTGGCTTGGCATTACTCAACGCCAGGTATATAAGATTGTTAAGGCTAACAACATTGAACGCCGTGGCAGTTTGTATGACTTGGCTGGTGTCATTGCCAGTAGATAAAACTTGACAGAAAAGTTCAGAATCTCTTGCTACACTTTCGTTAACAGGTATTGCTATCTAATTACACCGCCCAGCCAATTGGTTGGGCTTTACTCATTTATGGATGGATATGGATACCGAAACAATCGAAGAAGTTGATGAGGCAATCTTTCACGCCTATCTCACTCGTAGCCACACAATTGATTCCAAGAAGCACATCATTGATAAGTTAATTGACGATCTACTTGATAGCCGATTGGAGCTAATGCAATGCTAAGTATTGCGGTAACAGTTGGTGATGTATCAACAGACATTGTGACAGATCAGCCAATGTCATTTGATGCAATTGAAACATTGCTAACAAGAGCAACCAATTCAACCCTTGATGCGTACAATCGTTATTGTGTTGTGAATGAAGATTTGGAATCTTTAACAGAGGATGATGAGTAACACTCAAGTCTGCACCAAATGCAAGATAGATAAAGATTTAGATGTTAGGTAACTTCAGAGATAGCACAACATTGTTATCAGTTGCCATTGAATACTTGGAGCGAACAGATGGTGTTGCCTAGACCTTGTGCTGGATGTGGCAAGGTAGTGCGAGCAAGTAGATGTGTTGATTGTCAGCGCATTAAAGAAAGAGCTAGACCCACCCGCACCCAGCGTGGCTACGACTACAGTTGGAATAAGTTAAGCAAGCAACTACGAGAGCAGCAACCTTTCTGTTCTATTCCAGGTTGCAACAATAAAGATTTAACAGTTGATCACATCATTCCTTTAAGTGATGCACCCTGGTTACGGCTAGAGATTACAAACTTGAAAGTGTTATGCCGTATGCACAACAGTCGCAAAGGCAACTCATAACACAGTAACCCCCCCGTGGCAATACTGGGTACGGGTATAAAGTTGCGTAAGCGTGCGGGGTATAAACCCCGATGCCCTGCAAACGCACATCGCCGATGTTTTTTGGGTGGGGGGATTTGGGTGGATTGAACTGGTTTGTCTGAAATGTCCGAATTTGAAAAAGCAAGGTAATCGAAACTAACGGGGGCGTTAGATTCCTGAGCGAATGGAAACAAGTGAGCGCAGCAAAACCGAATGAAGTTAAACGCAAGAATGGAAACCCAGGTAAAAAGAAACTGCCTGATCTAAAGAATGTGATTGCGTTGCCACAAATCAAAGGCGATGCGCCAATCCATTTGAGCGATAACGGTAAAAAACTTTGGGCAGATGTGCGCGAGATGGCACCCTGGATTGCAACCAGCGATAGCAAGTTGCTCATTGAACTTTGTGAAAAGATGGATAAGAAGTACGAGCTACAGGCAAAGATGGCTCAATCAGATTTTGTTCTTTACACCGACAAAGGTTATGCGTACGCAAACCCGTTGTTTGGAATGTTAAACACCGTTGAAGGTGACATTATTAAACTGCTATCGCTTCTTGGTTTAACGCCAATTGATCGCAGTAAGTTGGGGGTTGCTGAAGTAACGGCTAAGGGCAAGTTGGCCCAGTTGTTAGAGCAGCAAAAAAAGAATGGCTGATGTTCTAGGTTGGCCACCGCGCTGGTTAACGCCAGTGCCAATTGAAGATCAGATGCGTGGCGATGGCGAGTTGTATGCAAACTTTGCCGAAGCCGTTTGTCGAGTAACAAAAGATTCTGTTGCATCCCCTGCAGGCAAGTTGCTTGAACTGCGCGGATGGCAAAAAGAATTATTGAAGCACACTCTTGCCCGCCGTGAAGATGGCAGATTCAGACACCGCACTGCGCTGGTTGGAATGTCACGCAAGAATGGCAAGAGCGCATTGGCAGCATCAATGGGCTTGGCTGGTTTAACACTTGGCGGCAATGGTTCAGAGATTTATTCTTGCGCGGCAGACCGCGACCAAGCACGCATTGTGTTTGGAACTGCCAAGCGAATGATTGAACTAGATGAAGAACTATCATCAATGTTCACGCTTTACCGCGATGCCATTGAGTTCAAAGATAAGGGCAGCGTGTACCGCGTACTTTCCGCAGAGGCTTATTCAAAAGAAGGCCTCAACCCTTCACCGCTTGTAATCTTTGATGAAGTTCACGCCCAACCTTCTTGGGAATTGTGGAATGTTCTTAGCCTTGCTGGTGGTGCTAGAGCCGACTCACTTCTTCTTGGCATCACAACTGCAGGTGTTAAGACACAAAGCAACGGCCAAGATTCTCTTTGTTATTCGCTCTACCAATACGGCCAACAGGTTGTAAAGGGTGAGAAAAAAGACCCATCATTTTTCTTTTCATGGTGGGAGCCAACACAACCTGAAGCCGATCACCGTGACGAATCATTGTGGCAAGAGGCAAACCCAGGTTATGACGATTTACTTGACAAAGAGGAAATGCAAAGCGCGGTTTTGCGTACACCTGAAGCTGAATTTCGCACCAAGCGCCTGAACTGTTTTGTAAATACTTCAGTTGCGTGGTTGCCAACTGGTGCTTGGGAAGCGCTGAAAGACACAGATAGATTTCCTGAACCTGGCGAAGAAGTTATTTTGGCCTTTGATGGTGCGTTTTCAAACGACTCAACCGCGCTAGTGATGTGGTTATTGGGTGGCGAAAAGCCTCACCTGATGGTTGTTGGATTATGGGAACGCCCCGATGATGCCGAACAAGGTTGGCACATCCCTGTTGCAGAGGTTGAACAAACGATTGTTGACACATTCAGAGATGAACGATTCAATGTTAGAGAAATCGTATTCGACCCAGCACGATGGCAACGAACTTTTATGGTTCTTGATGAAGAAGGCTTGCCAGTTGTTAGTTACCCCAACAGTGCTGCAAATATGGTACCCGCAACACAAAAGTTCTACGAAGCCGTTGTGAAT